CGCGTGTAATGCGGGCTTCTGTACGCGCTAATACAGCTCTTGATCTCAAAACGCTTCGCGCTGAAACTTCATTTTTGCGGCGTTCATCACCGGCTAAACGCGCAGCGGTGGCATCAAAACTAGGTATTAACTCACCAGTTATGATAAAGCCACCCTGACGGACTAAAAATTCAAAAATATCTAAAACGCCTTGAACCGGCGCGCTATTCTCTATTTTACTAAATGCGTTTATTACATCTGCACTAAAGTTAGATACATCCGCACTTAATTGACCAAGTGTTTCACCAAAAGCAATTATTTGCTGTTGTAGATCCTCAATGCTGCGACCTGAATTTTCAAGACCGCTTACTAAGCCTTCTCCAAACGCTTCTTGCGCTTGTTCCACCGCAGCGCGAAGTCTGGCTATCTTTCCAGCATAACTATCGGCTGCTCTAGCGGATGATCCAGTAAATCTTTCCTGTAAATCTTGCAGCACGTCATCAAACTTCTTGCCTTTAAGTTCTGCGGTGGTGTAACCGATACGAAGGCGAGTTAATGCTGTTGTTTCACCTTTGTAGGCTCTTTGTAGCGCTACAGAAACGCTGCCTAAACTCTTGCCAGTGGCTGCACTTATATCTAGAGCTAGGTTCAATAATTCTTGTGCAGTTGTAGCATCATTGGTGGCTTGCGATAAGGAAATAAAAGCGTTGGTTAAATCCCCGCCCGATAGACCGGATAACAGTTCTAAGTTGTCTATGTAGTCATCAAGTAATGGTGCAGCAAATCCTAAATTAACTGCTTCCAGTTGGGATCTTAGGCGCGCCGCTTCACGTTCGGCTTCCTGAAATGCTCGAACCGATTCCTTGCCAAATTTAACTACAGCGCCTACGCTAAACAGCGCAGCAAATCTCTTACCTAATTTACCAAAAGTCTGGTCGGCTTTTTTAGCAGCTCGATCATCAAACTGCGTAAGGATTGGAAATACTAAAGCCATTAGGCAGCATCTACCTCTCGCTGTAAGGTATCAATCGCATCTTGGATTGACTTTAAAATTTCGTGCGTCACGGCAGCCTTGCGCGCAACAACAGCCGCGCCCATTAATCTACCTTTACTCTTGTCGCTCTTGCCGGTCTGCTCTAATCTACCAAACGTGCCAGTGATCGCATTGATGAAATGATTACCGGCATTTGGGTTATTGCTTTGACTTTCGGGATCACCATACGGATTTAAGCGTCCCGCGGTTTCGACAATTGCACCAGCCGCATTTTTATTTAGCATCGAATAAAGAGCTGAAAAGCCGTTGGTTGTTGGTTTCTTTTTGCCAATGCTGTAGGTCAAACCAGTTCTGACTAACCTGCCATCGTAAGTAGGAAAGGCACGGGCTCGATTGGTTCTAGATACACGTTCTTGACCATTATCCGTAAAGTTTCGTAACCCAAAAATGGCTTCTGGTACTTCTGATCGTGCTAAATCACGAATACCTTTAAGAGCGCCAGTAATGCGTGAATTCATTTGCTTGTAAAGCTCAGGATCAACTTTTCTGAGAACACGCCTAGCGTCTGCCACGCCCTTTACGACTGTAGGCATTTTTCTGATCCTCTGCTCTTTGTTTTAACACTTTATAGATTGCCATCAAGAGATCGCGATCCATATTGATTATCTCGCTAGGCGCGATACCTAGAGTTACCACTAATTCAGCTACGCGGTAAGTCCAAGTATCACGCGCTAACCATTTGGGGAGTCGTCCGCTACCACCTCTACACTTCGTAAGGTTTCTAGAAACTTGTCCCCAAACGTATAAACTTCTGGAGCATTTGCTCTACGCAAACACTCCCATGCTAGCCAATAAATATCGCTCTGCTTTTGATCCTCGCGAAACGCCTTAAAAAAACCTTTTTTAGCGTATTGCTCAAAAGCATATTCAATTGCTGGTGTAATCTCATGGACGCTTTCGCTTCCATCCGCCCTCTTAACCTTTAGACTAGCCATTTTGCCCTTTCCTAATTACTAGAACGTGCCGGTATCGGATACTGTCACGGCTGAGTTTAGCGTGAAAGTAATATCCTGTGTGCCAATATCGCCTACGCCGCCATTGATTGGTGTCAAGTTATTGACAAAAATATCAAAGGTGTAAAGCGGATTTGTTGAACCTACGGCAGTCGCTTTCTCTTGTAGCAATTTTGCTGCCACAGTCGTTCCAAATGCCGCACGAAGGGTTGCCATCACGCTTGTCGCGGCGGTGTCGTTCAAGAACGAAATTGTTACTGTTCCAGACTCCAAGCCTTTAACAAACTTGTGCGCTGTGTCGCCCATAGCGGTAACTTCTAGCTCATCTGCCACTTGATTAAGTGTGACAGCGGTTACGTGGTCGCTAAGATCAACGTTGTTAATCTTAACACCGACTTTGTTGTTTAGAAAAACAGCCATTGACTATTCCTCGTCTTTCTTAGCGGTTGGTTTAGGGGTTGCTGCGCTTGGAGCCACTTGACCAATCTTGATCAAGAAAGCCTCGCGCTCTTTGTCATTATCAGCCATTTTTTAGCTCCAATCGGATAGAACGCTGATGGTTACTTCACCGGAAAGTAGATCGCCTACTGTTCCGGCTAATACTGCTGGTGCGCTAAAAGTTCCAATCGAATATGCGATTGTGGATGCTTCTAACTTCTGCACTATTCTAAGGTAAAAATCTTCAATATTTATTAAATTGCCTTGATTGTCGAACATAGGCGCTAGCACTACCAGTTTAAAATTAGCTTTGGGCTTTATTGTCGAATAATGATTATTTGATGGCTCGATATATGGATCATCCGGCTGTACCACAATGCTATTAGCAAGCGGTGTGGCAGGCGGGAAGGAAAACACCTGCCACACGGCATTATCAGCCAGCGCAGTCGCGATTGTTCCCCGCAGGGTGGATATAGCGCTCACCCTACTTGACCGCCCGGAGCTAGATGATCCGCAAGTAAACCGCGTACGCGAGCCATGAGTGTGTTACCCATGCGATAAGGTGAAGGTTGAAAATCAGGTGAAATGCCGCCCGCATTAGATGCTTGACGCGCTTGCCAAATGTCCACCGCTATCATGAGCGTGGCTTGATTGACTTCTGGCAACGTAGCGTAATCAACAGCCTGTGTGCCATAAACGCGACCCCATGGCGCAATTGTGTGGTATGCGCGTGTTGTTATTTGTGCATTAACAAATTCTAACCATCCGCCATTTTTGGCGGTGATAACGTGAGAGCCATTAAAATGCTGGCGAACGTTTTCGACTGTAATAGTGTCACCGACAACAAATTGGTCGGGATTTTCATAAATGTAAATACGCCCAGTTGTGCCAGTTGCTTCAAGGGCATAAACGCTTTGAGTGTTAAACCATAATTTTGATTTAACTATGTTTTCTGCCGCTTGACAAACTTCTTCGACTACTGCTGAGGAATAGAGTGACCCGATACCGAGAGCAGTACGAAGCTCGGCTTCTGTGACGTATGTTGCGGGCATCTTTTCCTTTCTATGTTAGACCCGGGACTCAGGGCAGAAGCCCCGGGCTAACGCTAACGATCTATTAAGTTAGATCAGGACTTGTTAAACCAGTTTGCTCCTGCTGCGACCTTTGTAGCGAGTGCTCCAAAGCCGTAGTAAAGCAAGTCAATAGTTCCATCGCTATTCACGTTTGTGCGTAGCTGGAAGCGTGGTGACTCATACCATGTGTAGGAATCTGGATTGACGATACACATTGAGTAATCACCAAGTCCGGTTCCGCCAGTTCCGCTAATTAAGCGCGATACGCGTAGTTGAAGTCCGGCGACTGTCCCACTAACTGTATCTGGAGCGAGCACGCCGCCATTGTTTTGTGGATTGCTTGCAATATAAATGGGGCGACCATTATCTGAGTAGGACATAATCTTTGCCCATGCCTCAGGTGACACTACGATATTGCGTGCGAAGCCAAGTGTGCCTTTGTAGATTGCTGCTGCTGCGTTTGAAACGTATGCAAGCAAACCATCCTTATCTTCGGCTGAAGCTGTTGCGTTGAGAACGCCATTGTTTGCTACCTCAGTGGTGACGTAGTAATCAGTTTCCTTTGCATAAGCAAATTCCATCTGGCGAACAAGCTCGTCAAAGAAAGCTGGAGATGAGCGGTCAATAAGCTCGACAGTTGTAATTGCGCGACCCTTAAAAGGCTTAACGCTAACTGAAAGATATGATGCAGTTAGTTGTGAATCAGCAATTGCTTGATTTTCATCAATCTGATCAACAGTTGGAACAGCAGTGACTTTTGGAATCTCGAAAGTCATACCTGCATCTGGAAGTGTCCCTCGGCTGATGCTGTCAATAAATGGGCGATCAGCATTTGACAAAGGATTTACAAGTTCTGTCAATTGTCGGGTAGGAATCATGCCCGGTGCTGTTGTTGTTTCGTTATCTGCTGCCTTTACATACTGAGCAGCGTTTTCGTCACCAAGAAACTTAGCGCGTAGAGTGTTTTCAAGGTACTTAGCCTTTGTAAACTCTAGGCGTGGCTTGGTGTAAATCGGTGCGCTAACAGTTGGGCGAGCAGCCTCTACCGCAGGGGTTTCGACCACAGGCTCAACGCTTGCGGTGTCTGGAGTATTCTCCACGACTGCCTCGCTTTCGTTTTGGGTTGGTTTTTCTTCTGCGGCTTCTTCTTCGGAAGCTGCAACGCTCAAAACTTCTGCGCTCTTAAACGCAGCAGCTTGAACAAGACTTGTTTCGACCATTTTTGATGCTAATACGCGATAAACATCTTTTTCGCGCTTGCCATCTACGACTTCAACGCCTACTGATAAACCGGAGCGCAATTGTTCTGCGGCTTCGATTAGTGCATCGTTTCCGCGTGTCGTGTTTGACACTTTGAAAGTTGCATAAATGCCATCTTCTTTTTCGCTAAAACTAACTAAGCGACCAATAGGCTTTTTTGGGTCATGCTCTAGAAGTAGTTTTGGCTTTGGGCTGTCAGGAATCTGAATAGATCCTTTTTCAAATACTACTTTGCCAGCGCTCGTATATCCGACTTCGTTGCCATATGGCACGATTTTGCCGGAGATTGTGCGCTCGCTGATTGAGCACTCAATATCACTAGAGAACGTTAGGTGCATCTGTATCGTTTCCGTTCGGGCTTAGGTTTTCCATTTCCATAGCTTGATCAACAGTTATTAAACCAAGTGCAAGCATTTTTTCAATGACGGCTAGGCGCTCTAGTGCATTAACAGCCAAGAAAGCATCCTCTACATCAAATTTAACTATGTTCCCTCGCGCCGTTATATCATCCATAGATAAACGATCCTGTATAGCGTGAACGTATGGCGCAAGGGAAAGCGAAACAAATTGACGGCGCTCATCTTGTACGTTCGCATACGTCATAGAAGTATTTTGGTCAGCGCTTATGTAATACGCCGGTACGTTCATCATGCGCGCTACCTGTGTGGACATTTGCTGAATTGCATCCACAAACATCATATCGCGGGGTGAGAAAGACGTGGGCTGATATTCAAGTGTGCTAGTCAAATACGCTGTGCTGCGCTTCTCTCTAGCTGCTTTCCATGCAGCCAATATTGATTGGACTTCTTCTTGCGATAAATCTGCGCCGGTATTCTTTAGAACGCCAGATGGCATTGGTGTGGCTGTGGCGATACGCGATGCAGTTTCTAAGTCAATTGCAGAACGCAAAGTGCGAGCACCGCGTTGCAAAACACCTTCGTCTAAACCTTGAAATGTAATTAATGAACCCAAGCCGGACATAGGTACGGCTGTACCATTAACATAATACTGAGTAATGTAATTATCTATTGGATCTGTATCAAACGATACGCGACCCGGTGCAACCCACTCAAAACGTGATGGTCTGCCATCATCGGCATAAACTTCGGTGACGCGCCAATATGCAACGCCATAAAATAGTAATGAATCAACAGTCCATGCAATTGTTACGGATCGTGGCTGTGCAAAAGATGGCTGCTCCAACCAAACAGGTTTTCCTAGTTTCTCGCCAGTAGATTTTTTGTAAAGTTCTAGCGGGAAGCTGCCAATTGTGCCAGCGAGTAAATTACGGCAACGCGCAACGCTTGGAACAGTCATAGCTTCTTCGCGACCTACGGCAGTAAGCGTTATTGGAAGATAATAATTAAAAGTATCCGTCATTAATTGAGGAGCTGCTTGTGCCTCAATTTTCTGACCACGGAAGCGATCGAATAGACCCATTGTTGGTAAGGATACCACAGAAGTCCGACAAATCGGACAATTAAACCGCTATGACTTGTGGTTTTGTTTGCGGTTTCATTATTTGATGGACACACATAGCAAGGGCGATAGAAGCGGAAACATCACCGGCAGATTTACGCCTGACGATACGCCAGCCCGCATCTGTTTCTTTTGCAGCGCATGAGTTAATTGAATCCACAAGGCTTTGCTGTCCATTATGCACTAGGCGCTGGTTCACAATGGCATCTAATAGATCGCTGCAAGCCTGATAAAACACCTGCCCGGACATGTCTTGGGTTTTCTGCCCGGACATGCTTAAACGCTCCGCAACGCTCATCGAAGTGTATTTATCAAAGCATATTAAGCGCGGCTTATATTTTTTAGCCCAGTCATTAACTTCTATTGCCACTTTTAGCTCATCCACGGCTGTATCGCTATGGAATTGGGCAATCACGCCCACGGCAATTTTTCCATCATCCATAAGCTGCGCTGCAACCAATGAAGCATCCTTTTTAGTCACAGCAATATCTACGCCGAAGATAGTTGTACGCCCCGGCATGATTTGTAAATCTTGCACAGTAAGATCCTCAAAGGCTTTATGAGGAAACGGGCTGCGAAGTGCGCTAATCCACTGACAAAGCGTTTCGGTGCGCGTGGCTTCTACACTAGAGGTGGCAATTGCTTCGGCAATCGTTTCTTCATCTACTAAATAACCTAAAGCCGGATTTGCTTGATACCAGCCATCTTTATCCCATATATCGCAAAAATCTGAAGCTGAATATTCCCAAAATCCTAGCGTCTTAGGCGGATAACTAAGCGCCCGGGTGCGTAGGTCATTTAATACAGTGCTAAACGCATCTCCGGCATTTGAAGTCATAAAGATTTGGCTGTTTGGTCGCGCTCGGGTTATTGGGCGAGCTGCAGTCCACGCTTCTTCGCTTATTTCTCGGACTTCATCTACGAACAACAGATCCGCGGTCTTACCACGGCTACCATCTCGAGTCGCCGCGACTATCTCATATCGAGCCCCATTTAGAAGCTCTAATGATTCCTGACCATTAGCCACGCGGATCTGCTTTAACTGCGTCCGAAGCAGTGGAGTATCCTCAACCAGTTCACAGACTTTGCGAAAGGTGTCCAAAGCCATAGCTCTGTTTGAGGAC